TTAAATCCACCTTTTTAGCCTAAAGACCACAAACATCCACAAGGTTATACCAAGCAAACCCGCGGTAATAGCAATAGTGGACCATACGCTTTCCTGCTCGGGCAGGGGCACATTCATCCCGAAAAATCCGGTCACGAAAGTAAGCGGCATAAAAACAGTGGAAATAACCGTCAACACCCGCATGGTTTCGTTGGTACGCGCGCTGATAATGGAGTAATAGGTTTCCAGCGCGCCGTCAAGCAAATCCCGAAAGCTATCGACCGAGTCGGCAATCCGCTCGATATGGTCCACCAAATCCAGGTAATAAGGTTCGCTTTCTTTGGATATCTGAACCATGAACTGCCCGTTCATGCCGGAAAACATCCGCTTTTGGGGCTGAATGGCCCGCCGCATAGCCAGAATGGTCCTTTTCAGTGCCAGGAATTCTTCTGTAATTTCCTTGCTGGGCTGCTCATATAGCTGGTCCTCCAGCTCATCCACCCGCTGATCGATCCGGTCCAGGATCGGAAAATATTCGTCGGTAATACCGTCCAGGATATGGTATAGAAACATCTCCGGCCCGTCCTGCATGTAAGTAGTATTATTGGACAAGCATTCCCGGGCCAGCCGGCCCAGAGTGGGCAGGTTTCTCCGGTGAACGGTAACCACATAATTGGAACTTAAAAAAACGTTCAATTGCTCGGGAGTAATTTCCTCGTCGCTGTCCTCCTTGTAGCGAAGAGCGTGCAACATAAAAAAATAATACTTGTCGTAGGCATCCACCTTGGCCCGGGGGCTGTGCTGCAAGCAGTCTTCAACAGCCAGGTAGTGGAAATCGAAAATATTGGCCAGATACTTTAATTCCCCGTCATCTTTAAAATCATACAGATCCACCCAGAGCAGGTCGTCCTCGTGCTGAATCAGGTCCTTTCGCGTCAGATCCACATCATGCAGTAACCGTCTCCGGGTGGCGTCATAAAAGTAAGTTTTGATCATTCGGGCCACCTCCACGGAAGTAATATCTAATTATCAAGTTTATCAAGATTAGCCTTCGTCGTCGGTGCGGGCTCTCTTCCATGCAGGCCACCCCCTTAAAATCAATATAAAAGGTCTTCAAGCGCTCATGAAGACCAATAATTAATTATCCGCCTTCTTCAATCGTACAAGCTTTGGCTCTGTATAGCTAGAGAAAGTCGCATTCCCAGCCGCGTTAGGTAGAACCTTAATTCGGCAATACCAGTTAACCCGTTACTGTCTCTAGTGAATTTCACCAAAAGTTAACAAGCGGAAAAATTTTATTTCCAATAAATTGTATACTCTAGGTTTGTATAAGTCAATAAAAACCCAGCCTATAATAACGAATTATTATTATTTTCAGCCCGTTTGCCATCTACATATGATTCAGCAAATAGATAGGCAACAATCAAACCTACAGAAGAAATCAAAGCAACTATTTTACTTGTAGTATCTTCGCTTAAACCAATTAATGCACCAACAGTTACCGCTAAACCACCTAGTAATGACCAAAATTTTCGACTTGATAATTTTTGTTTCCAATAAATTTTATCCATTATTTACCTCCTTTAAGATTTGAAATCCTATCCAACATTACCCAAAATAACCACATTGGAGTATTATTTTCAATTTGTTTTTTCCAGTCTTCAGGATTATTTAGCAAACCATTTTTTGCTAAATTTTCAATAGAAACAAAACCAGCTTGTTTTTGCCATTCTTCAATTGTTATATTAATCAACTCCTTACTTTTTTCTTTAATTAATTGTGTTACTTTTTCTTTCAAATTAAGTTGATTCATTATACTAATGAGTTTTTGGGAATATTGAGGGTCTGTTGCATATCCACATTTTTTTAATTCTATTGCATATTTTTCAGGGTCATTACCAACAGCAACAGCACTAGCATACCTACTATTTTTTTTAATCAATTTCACATAATCTTCAAATGATTCTTCAAAATTATTATATGCTCTAAAATTTGCTATCACATTAACTTTCTTACCATTATAAACTTCCCATGTTTTTACACTTACACTTCCATTTGTTCCAGTACCTTTTATATTAAATAAATTATAACTATATTTTCCAGTTTTTATATCTTTACAAATATATTTTCCATAACCTGTCTCAAGACATGCCTGCGCGGTTAGACATGCAGCAGGAAGATTATGTTTTATTTGTATTTTAACTGCTGTATCTAAAATATAATGAATAAATTCATCTTTCGTCATCTAAATTCTATCACTCCAATTAGATGAATTTTGTTGATTATTTAAATTATTAAAATATTGGTTATAATAATCATATTCATTTTGATTACTGTTAATATCATTTATATTGTTTTTAAATTGAATATAATTCTGTAGCGCATTAATACCACCCATGCCAACAACGCCAAAAGTCAATGCTTGAACTAAACCAAGCAAACCTTGTGGTATGTCTCCTTTTAGATGAACTGTATATAATGAATAAATAACAGTTATCACAAATATAATAAGTAATGTTGATATTTTGCGTTCTTCAATTGATAAAAGTTGTTTAATAAAATCCATAACTTACACCTCTTACACTTTTAGAGTAAAAATCCATTGAATAACAGTAAATATTAATCCAGATATTGTTATAGTTAATCCTGCTATTTTCCATCTGTTACTTGCCTCAGTTTTTAGATGTTCCTTGAATTCTTCTTTTTTTACATATTCACCCGCAACTAATACACGCAAATCATTAATATTGTGCGTTAATTCCTTCAAGGTTTCTTTCACCTCTGTTAAGCCTTCTTTTATGTATTCAACATCTGAACCACTCAATTTATCACCTCCGCAAAATAAAAAAAAGAGAGTATTAACTCTCTTACTGCACCAAATATTTTTTATAATTTTCTCTTTTCTTTTCATTGGTTAATTGGGCATAAACCTGCGTAGTATCTGGACGCTCATGCCCTAAAATAGCTTGTACTGTTGATAAATCAGCATTATTATTCAACATTAATGTTGCTAAAGTATGCCGCAAACTATAAAATAAAAAAATTATCAGGGGCATAAATAATGCCCCCGATATTTAACAATATTCAATTATTATAATTATTAAATTATTGCGCATAAAAATCCAAATGTCTACTTCTCTTGCAAAATCTCCAAGATAATATTTAACTTTTCATCTATATCTTCCAGTGTTAGTTTACCTTTTATTTTTTTCTCGGCTATAGTAGCCAGCTTTGCCTGCCGTTGTTCTTTTTTAAGTGTCTCACTAGACTTAGAAATTTTCACGATACCACCACCTTCACGGAAGTTGTTACGCCATGTGGAGAAATTGCTACTAGCTCAAATTCGCCAGGTTCGGCGCTTTCAAAAGTTGTCATACCTCTACCACTGACTATCACAACCTGTTCGGTTATCTCCCCACATTGAAGCTCAACGTTTTCCCCATAGTTTATGGGATTACTGTCAATATCTACCCACTGAACATATACGTTAGTAACCTCATTTACAATTAGTTCCGTCCTATCACATGAAATAACTAGCTTTCGAAATATATTGTCATCCCATAAACAACCCAAATATTTTATGTCAAGGCTAGGAATTTCCTTAACGTTAGAGTCTTCAATAACAAAAGAAGTTTCCATTACCGTATGAACGACCCCTTGCGCCGTTAACTGTGCATAATTAAGCAATTTGAACCACCTCCCAGGCTACAACAGTTGAGTTGCCTCCGTAATCCCTACTTAACTCCAAATTTGTTGAAGAGGTTAGCCTTACACTAGGAATAAGGTCTTCATAATTATTCGTTGCTTTAAAACTAGCAGTTACAAAACTTTTGCTTAAATCGACTTCAGAAATGGTAACATTTACTAAAGTATTAGTAGTCATGTCCGTATAACCTCTCTGCACAGTTACAGTATTAGACACGTTATACCACACGCTCCCATCTGTAGAATATTGAAGACTTCCGTTTAATACACGGAAGTGTAGAGAGTCAACCTTATCAGCGTTGGGCCAAGTACCCGTGCCAGCGATGGTAATCTTTTTGTTCGTGTTATCAGGAGTAATCGCTATATTCGCACCGGCCACCAGGTCTATGTTCCCACCCGCGTTAGATACTCCATCCACGCTCACTAAAGCCCCTGTCTGGGTTGCCGTGACTTGGTGCGGATTCGCTTTGTCGGCCAAATGATTATTAATCGTATTATTAGTATTTTTTAATTCAGTGTCAATAATATCCATATTTTGGTTATGGTCATCTATGTTATAATATTCTGTACCTAAAGGTTTTTTCAAACCATAATTCGTTGTATAGTTAGGCAATTATATCACCTCAGTTTCTCTTAATTGTTGATGAGTATACAAAGTCAAATGGTCATGGGTAAAACTAGAAAGAGAATTATGGGTGTTATAAATTATTTCATATATTACCCCTAAATGAGCAGGTTTAATTTCTTCGATTGCGTTTTTTAAATCATCTAAATTTGGTGGAACACCAATAGTACCAACAAATTTGATAGTAAAAGAATAATTAGGATTATCTTCTATTACGTCAACTTCACCATTAGAATAGGATTCACAGACATTTTTAATTAGTTTAACAGTTATCGTTCCAATTCCACGTAGTTTTGACTTAATAACACTTCTTCTATATTCATCTGGTTTAGAATTATTTACAGGAATTCCTAATTCTCTTTCCCATCTTTCTAAACTCCATGTGGCAGTGTCGATAAAAAATTGATTCAACGTTTCCGTAAGTTTGGTTTTGAATAGATTTATTTCCGATTCTTCTGCTCCTGTGATATTAGTCATTACTTGAGATGTTTTATAATAGTTTGGCAAATATTTCATTAAACTATTAAACATTTACAACATCCCCTAAAACAGCAACTTCATTATCTGCTATTAATACATTTGAAGTACCGTTATTAATAGTTAAATTAGTATAATCTAATACACCTGCACTAGATAAAATTAAACTACCTATTTTGGCATAACTAATATAAGTTTCTACAAATGCAATCTCTTTTAAATATTCTGTTATTTTAGTTTTAATATTATTAATTACATCCGTTATTGTATAGTTATTGGTATCAATAGTGAGTGATACTGAAATATTAATAATTAATTCAACAGCACTTTCTACCGTTACGGTTGCCCCTATTGGCCTTAATTCTTCTATGTGGTTGAATACTTCATCAACTAAGGTTTGGTCTGCACCTGTTTTATTTGAATCGATAATAATTACTTTTACAGTACCGTTTCCATTCCAAAGAGGAAATACTTTAGCATCCCCTACACCTACAACTTCTTTTGCCCAATTACGATAATGATATTTATTGCCACTTGTTGCAGGTGTCCTAACTTTTTCAAAATATCTTTGTCTCAATTCTTCGTCTGTTTCTCCATCATACCCATTAGTGACAGGTTCAGGGTTTGTTACAGAAGTTAAACCTGGTAATGTTACAGGAAAATACCTAATTGCTCCCGCTGGAACGTTACCAATACTCCCATATTCGTCACATTCCACTAAAACATTAACAGTTCCAGAAGAATCTATTATTTTGTTTTCTAAAAAAGAATATTCTACTATATCAGAAGCAACTTTATCTCCTATATTTACTACCGCGTTTTCTGTTCCACCTACTACAACAGTTGTAGTTGCTTTTGTAGGTGGTTTTCTATATACCCCTTGTTCGACTACGATTTTATCTAAATATTCACCTTCAGCAGTTTCAGCAAAACCTTTATTTAAAATATTCTCTTGTTCCAGGTATGCTGTTTCTAATTCAATGGCAACAGGTTTAATAACATCGTAAAAAAAACTACCTTCTGATTTGTCATATTCATCAGATATATTTTGCAACATTCTATTTTGTATTACTGTTCTATCGTCAGCCAATTAAATAGTCACCACCTCGTTAAAGGTTACACCGTTTCTTAGATTTACTGTAAATTCTATGGTAACCTTTGGATTATTTTTTGTTATTTTCCAATTACTTAAACTATTAATCATTGGATGTCTTAACAATGATTCTGTTAATTCTCTTTTAATTTCAGATTCTACAAATAATTGTGGGTAATCGTGACCAACAATTAAATCTTCGACTGTTACACCATATTCAATTTCTTCATAGATTTTAAATCTAAATTTTTCTGTCCTTATTACCTTTTTAATCCATTGTTTTAATGCTTCAATTTCTTTAATTTTTATTAGTCTACCATCTTTGATTACAAATTCTCCTGTTTTAAAATCAAACTGAAAAGATTTGCCTATACTAGACAAATCTTTTGAAGTCTCTTCTATTTTAAATTCAAGTTCTGTTATTTGTGGGAGCATCTATAATCTCACCACCTTGTCTATTAAATAATATATTTGGGCATCATCAGAAGGAATCAAAATCACTTCATCGCCAGATTTCAGGGTGTCTGTATATTTCATTTTTCCTTTTATGTTTGTGTTAGTCATTCCCCATGTTTCAGATGTTGTTGGTGGGTCTGGTGGAAGTGGTTGGACAAGTGTAGTAACACCTTCACCATTAGTAATTTCTATTTCTCTTTCATAATTGTTTAAAACGCTAGCAGATATTCTAAGTCTATCTTTTTCCAGAATGATATTATCGCCTAAAGCAATCTTAATATCGGGGGGAGGAATTATTACCTTGCCAATCTGTGGCCCTATGTATGGTTTATTATCTCGTTCTTTAAACATTTGCGCTAGTTGAATAATTCCATGATTATTTTCCAAATTACACCACCCCTAAATTCAGGGACATTATATGAATACCATTTTCTACTTTATGGTCAACGTTTTTAATTAAATATTTTCCTTTTAACCCTGTTACAGATTCTTCTATTTCAATTAAACGTCCTGCTCTTACCGAGTCATCACCTGGTAGTTCAATAGAAATATCCTCAAAAATTCTACCTAATTCTTTTAGTAGGTTTTTTGCAATATTCTTAGCTTGAGCAATATCTTTGTCATCAATAGAATATAATTCTTGAAGAATTCCATATTTATTTATTAGGTTAAAATCCTTTAATTCTGCAACAATCTTATCATTAGTAATTATTTTTATACTATTTCTCATTTCTTCAATACTTCTTTTTCTTGAAGGATTTCCAATGACATCAGTTACATTATTATAGTTTAAATTGCTTGCTAACTTAAATTTAGGTTTAATTATTAAATCCTCTTGTTTTTCTATATATAACTTTCCTTGCCTCATTTCCATTCTATATTTTTGTCCTATTGCTTCTGTAGTTTGTTTAAGAATATCTTTAATAATATCGCTTAATATCTCATTAAAGTAAATTTTATTAACTATAAAAGGAATTGAAATAATATTACCAATAGGTACATTAAAATGATTTAGTATTTTAGCTATCGCTTTATCTGCTTGAATTTTATTGAATTGATAAACTGATTTAGATTTATTTAAATAAATAGCATAATCAAATGAGGTATATTGAATAGCATCTCTGCCCTGTTTCTGTTCGGTAAAAATAATACCTCTAAAGATTTCTTCAGTGTTATTCAAAATAACTAAATTGCCAATATCACATGGATTAATAGGGAAAAACCTATCGTCATTAAAAACAATATTAAAATCAAGTTTTTCGCCTAACTGGTCTATATTAGAATTCCAAGATATACTACCTACTAGCGGAGATATATTATAAAGTTTATTATCTTTTAATACCCACAGTTCGTGCACTTAATTACACCTCTTTTATTTGCAATTGGATGAATTTAAACTCTGATAAGGTTAAGGTGTAATTAATATCCCCGCTTCCATCTTCAATGCTATATTCAAATTCTTCTATGGTACAGGCCATATTAATAGGTGTATCTGATATAATTAGCCTAATAGGTAATCTTCTATCAATCCAACTTTCAATGATTTCAACATATTCCCAACCTTTATAAGTTCTATCTCTAAGGAAAGGATAATCCTTAGATGGAAAGAAAGATTGAAGTGTTATTGATTTCAATCCTCTTAACCCAATTAGTTTTATATCTCCCTGGCTGATGGTATTAAAAACCTTATTATTAACAGGACTAGGAATACTAAATTTAGGAACAACAGGGAGTTTTATTATTTCTTCCCTATTGTTAATCGAAAGATACACATCCAATAAAACTCCCCTCCTTTAAACTGCATTTGCTATAGCTAATTTTAGTTGTGGAACTAATTCATTAATTATTTCATTTGTTGATTTACTTGCTCCATTAATGTTAACAGTGAGATTAATAACTTTACTGTTATTTGTCGAATTATACTCTTTCGCTTCCTGTTTGGTTAGAACTCTTTCTCCTTTATGTAGACGAGCAATATAACCATCATAGGGAACACGTTTAAGGCCGCTATAATGACTTCCATCTACTTTAGTTTTTTTGTTATCAACATGGTTTTTTTGGAATAAATTAACAAAACCCTTTATAGGGTTTTTAAGTAGGTTTTTAATATTTGTCCATATTTCTTTAATTTTTTGCCAAAGTTCTTCTGCTTTTTCCTTTATAGTGTCCCAATTGCGCCACAGATAAATACCTGCTGTAACAACCAATCCAATACCAGTTACAATCAACATAAGTGGGTTTGCCCTCATTGCAGCATTTAGTGCCCATTGCGCTATTGTTTGTCCCTGAGTGATTGTTTTCCATGTTGTCATTAGGGCATTTACTGTATTGATAACTTTCATAGCAACTAAAGCACTTGTAACCCCTCCAATAGCAGGGATTAACCAGTCTGCATTATCTTTTGCCCATTTAAAAGCATTACCAAGAGCATTTACACCAGCAGTAATATTTGCACTAATTTTATCAATTGTTCCATCCTGACTCCATTTAGTTAGGGTATCAGCCATTACTTTAATTTTATTTTTGATTGTATCAAATAGCCCACCAATTTTAATTTCGCCTGTTGCTGATACACCCATCATTTGAGCCAGGGAAGTTTTGAAAACACCAGTAACAGTTGACCAGAGTCCTTTGAATGTGTTCGATTGTATTTCCATGCCGCCCTTGAATCGCTCTTCCATAAGAGCAAATAGGGCATTATTGAATTTCTGTTGGTCAACTATCTGACCTTTATTGTTAATTATTTCTTGATTTCTGTACATTTCTCCCGCTTTTTTGGCAATCATGGCCTTGGTAATGCCAAATTCTTTTAACCTCTCTAACTCCCCCGTCTGAGCATCTGCCACGGCTTCTACAGCCTGCATTATATCCTTGTTCATTACGCCAGCCATATCACCAATAGCGGGTAATACCTTTCTAGCCTCTAACCCATATGCTTGGAGTCTTACGGTGGCTTCAACAACAGAATCTGTTTCAAAAGGAGTTTTATTAGCAAAATTCGTTGCCCATGCCATTGTTTCAGCGGCTTTTTTCTGGTCTTTCATAACAACATTTAGGGTGTTTCTATACCCTTCCAAATCACTTGCAGTACTTAATGCAGTTGAAAATACTCCTTTAGCTGCTTGAAAACTCAAATAACCAGCCGCCAAACTTGCAATTTGAGTTTTCAATGATGTTAAACTATTTCCGGTTTGTCTACTTTGGCCTTCAAAACGTTTGAGTTCACCTGTTGCAGTGTTTATGTTATTCTTCAAGTTTTGTGTCTCTTTTATAGAATTCCTTATTTTTTGTGTTAGATTATCTTTAAGTGTTAAAACTGCACCAAATTCAAATGCCATTTATCCACCCCCTTTTTTAAAAACTAAGAAGAGAATGGATTGGCTTTTAACCTCTCCATCTCTTCTTCTAACTCTAGTTCCATTGAAGCATGAAAAAATAACTTTTCTGTTTCCGTTAGATTTAAGATGTAATCCGGTTTAAATCCTTTTTTTAGATAATGATGGAGCATATATAGCTCTCCATCATTTTGAATTATTTTTTTATATCATCTACTATCTTGACGGCATTACCATAACCAGCCATCTTGACTAACTCTTGAGCAAGGGAAGTAATTTCACCTGGTTCAAATATTTTTTCTACGATTTCAAAAGGTTCTACTACACCATATTCTTTGTGTAATTGAATATCTTTCAGATTAGGGGAAATAACAGATTCATAAACTAGAAACATATCACCTTTATCATCTGGCATTTCAAGAGCATCAATACAAAGTTGTCTATCAGGTTTTTTAACCGTAATGGTTCCACCTAGAGAACTTATATATATTTCCTTTGTTTCCTTTTTTCTGTTATTTATTTCTTCTTTTTTTGATAGTAAATCTTTAAGAGTCAATTTTTTGTACTCCATAATAATAATCATCCTCCTAATTAATTATTGATGACATCAGGAAATTCAACGTCAGAAGGCGTAAAGGTAAAAGGAAATTCACTTTCTAGTTTTTGTCCTAACTCAAATTGCATAAGGGTTATTTCGCTAAAAGCAACGTTGTTAATAATAACACGTTCTTTTTGTTTTTTCGGGGAGTCAGGGTCAGCTAGTTTCCCTACCAGTTGTGAACGTGGGTCTTTTCCTTTTTTCCATTCGTCCAACATTTTATTAATACCTCTGGTGAATATTTTTTTAATCTTAAAACTACCCTCACCTTTTAAGGAAGTAATTTTACTATCAACGTCAAGAGTTCCAGCCATTTGTACATCTTCTCTATTAGCTGTAACCTTAGCCTCGAAAAATTCTACTTCTAAAATTAGTTCCCCATTCCAATACAGAGAACCAAAACTACCGTTTATTTGATTTCTAGCGTCTAGTTTAGCCATTTATTCAACCCCCTTACAGGTTAACCACAAAAGTTAAATCTTCCATAGCATCTACAAAACGTACATTACTTGTTATAAATACTTTACTTCCAGTATTTGCTTCTTTTATTTCCTGCTCTTCCATTTCTTCAATATTGGTTCCAATTGATTGCAAATATAACCTTTGTGCTTCAACGTCTATTTCAGCTAAATTATTATAATTAATATCTAGAATATCATCCTTGGCTAATGTCTTTAGGTAAGCATTAACTGCACTTAGGAACAGGATTTTATTATCGTAATTGTTAATTACTTTACCAACATAGGAATTGTTGAAGGTGTCCCTAATGTCATCCATCATTAAATCCATACCTTCAACAATCTTAATTTTTTTAAATGGTTCACCTTTAGTTACAGTTGTAGTAACAAAACTATTAACACCACGAGCAATTTTAACTTTTTCACCATCATTGATTAAAATAAGTTGGCCCGCGTCAATATCTGCATCAGGGTCTTCATGGTCGGTAATAGATTCAACTTCTGGAAGCACATAATAAGTACATGAACGGGTGAAAGGTAATCCAGCAAGGATACCAGCGATACGGCAGGTATATTGACTTGCGCTATAAGTGGTATCACCTACTTTAATACCTTCTGTTGTAAAATTAATAACCCCCTCATTATCTGTAGGGGAATTAGGCAATACAGCTTTAAATGTTTTCTTTTCGTTTGTTCTCATGCCGACAATCCAACTTGCAACATTTGTTACATTAGTTGATTCAATACCAGGAATGGCAAGGTAATTCCATTTTTTGTTTTTCAATCTAGTTAATGCTTCATTATAATCTATAGCGGTAGTAGCAATTCTTTCAACAATTACCTTTGAGGGAGTACCCATGAATGTTTTATCAATGTAATCCTTATTGGTTACAGTCCAATCAGTTGAAAGAACTTCATCAATTGATTTATATTCCTTAGTGTCAAAAGTTCCAGTATCATCTTTGAGAATTAAAGCAACAATACCTTTTTCACTTCTTTGGATTGCAGTTACAGCTTTCGTCTGAAATTCTATGAGTATTTCGGGAAGGCCCATTTATCATACCTCCTGCTTAATTTCTAATTCACCCATAAATGTAGTATTATCTTGCGTATATCCAGGTTCAAGCAACATTGTTACCTTTTCGCCATCAACATTAATTAATTCTATTACTTCTACGCCATTGCTTAATTCTAAATTAAATCCATAGGATAAAATATTATCATAGATAATAGGATTTAATTCTTTAATTATTAAATACCTATCACCAACGTTTAGACTTAACCCGAATATATTTTGTAGTTTATCTGTCATTACTAAATTTTCTGCATAAGTTCCTTTTTCACCCACATAGGTAATTTTAACCATTAATGATTTAACTTTATAATATTTTTCATTTTTAGTAGTTACAGGGATTAAAGAAACAATAAAACAGGGTTTTAATAAACGCTGTTTTATATCTTCATCATAAATTTTCTTTATCTCATCTGTTGTAAATGAATTTCTCAAAAGTGTTTTAATTACTTCTTGAATCTCTGTTAATGTCATAACTTCAACCTCCCCGCTAATTTTTCTAACCATTTTTCTAATTCATCAGGGAGTTCTTCTTTTAGTTTTTCAATAGAAGATTCAAACATATGTTTACCTTTTACAAAACCACCGCTTTTAGTTTTAAAACCAAATTCTTGAAAAGGAGCATAAAAAACATTAGTACCTACTTCTATTATATATTCATTGCCCTTTTTCTTTGGTTCATCCTTGTCGATACTTCGTCTTAGATTGCCAGTATCAACAGGTGTACGAAGTTTTATATCACCAACTAATTTATTGGCGATTCTAATTAACTCTTTATCTATTTCTTCGGAAAATTGTTCGTCTATCTGTTTTAAAATTGTTTCAAATTCATCAAAACCAAAGGTATCCAT